GTTTCCCAGTCACGATCCATGTTGGTTCGAGGGTCTTTTCCAAATACAGGGTTTAAAAATATGTCCCATGTCTCTGGAGTTATTCTGCGGGGCCAAGGGGGGAAGAACTGTAAATTCATATACTGTCCGTGCCCTTTAACTTTTAGAATTGCTCCTGTAAAAGCAGCTCCTACGAATTTCCAATTTAAGTTTGTATTCTTTCTTTCTGTTATAAGAGTGAGAAGGAGGACAGGAAGGGCTACTACTAATCCAATAAGTATCTCATCAAACTTCCAAGGTAATTTGGGTTGCATCCCTCCGTGCATACGATATAAAAAACCTAAACCTAATGTTGTAATTATTGTAATAATTATACTAATTAACATGTTTTGTTTCCTTCTTTTTATAGGCTTTTTCAAGGCCAAGCTTTTTACAAATAAAGTATAATTGTTTATCTGTTTTTCCTCTTTTTATTTGACGAGTACCTTTATTGTTATGGTGTCTACGTGTTTTCATTCTCTTGTAAACTAGGAAAGTGTTCAAGAAGGGCTTGCCAACACGCTTCTGCAATTTCCATGTGTTCCTTTTGTGTTCCATTAGCTCTACGTAGATCGCAATAGTGTATCCAACTACGTAGTGACCCAGCCATGTACAGTCTTGATTTAGTCAAACCTTCTGGAAGAACTGCTCTAGCCTGTTCCTTTGCGATCCCTAACTCAAGAGCGGTAGTGTATACTTGTTTACACATTTCTATAATTTCTAATTGAGCTTGTTCCCAATACGTCACAGCGTCACTATTAACATCTTCAATTACTACTGAATTTTGCCTATTCTTAGGGTCTTGTAATCTTGCTTCTCTTGTTTCAAACATATCACCTAAAGCACTTACATCTGCGTACCTTTGACTAAATTCTTGAAAGGCAAAACTTCGGTGTCTTAAAATTTGCCTACCAATGTCACGAGTAGTATTTATTTCTATTACTACGTGGGCCATCTCAAAAGGGGACCAATGAGCGTGTTTCTTTAGGTAATTTAAGAGCCGTGGAGCTGTCTGGGTATTGTTTTGATTGTTCGGGTTACTTACCCTAGCGGTGTACGCTATAAGGCCGTCAGCCGTCTCTATTTCTGTATCGGGGACAGGATTACTAACTGATATTACTTTTACTTGCATTTTTACTTTTATTCCTCTTTTTTCTGTGCTATACTGTACTTATGTTTGAAATTTTCAATGAAAAAGCAAAGTCACATACTTTAGTTAACCGTAGTAGCATGAGTGCTGGGGTTAGCTACGTTTCAATCTACGATAAATTTAACTCTTTTTATCTATAGGTTAATTCCTACTGCTTCTAAAGCTTTAAAAGCAATAGCCCCTTCAGGGTAGAAGGCTGAAAGCCAATTATAGAAATCCAACACGGATATGAAGGCTATTATTGTAATTATGGTGGTTATGATATTGCCCCCAAGCCATAAAACTGCTATTTCCCCACAAAAATTAGAACCAGTAGTACAAGACACATATTTTTTAAATTTTAACCAAGACCATAAAACTAAACCCAAAGGAATTATAAAAACTAAAAAGCCTGTTGATAACTCGAAAATCCCTTTAAATTGTACAAGATTTAAGATGGCGTCAGCGGCTTCTGGAGTTACTTCAATTAATTTCTGTGTTACTACGTCAGCAGCTTCTGTTAATTTCGTAAAGAAGGTGTCTAATCCTTTTAACGTTGTTTCTTCTATTTGTTGGGTAGGCCCAATAGTGTTTTCCGTTGTAGTGGTCATTTCTTTAAGTCTTTCTTTTTAGGGTTCAGGGGTGGGTTATCTTTTTCTAGGCGCTCTAGCCAAGCCATTAAAGCTGTGTCGTCATACTGATGTTTAGGATCGTATTCTCTTCTTTTTCTTTTGGTATTAGTCGCCATTAGTATACCCACCTTTCGTTATTCTTTTTTGCCGTATTCTAGTTGTTTTAACAATTGCAAGAAATGAATTGCTTTGTCTATATCTGCTTCTCCATTTTTATCCCTGTGTCGTGTAACATATTTAATAACACTACCCTCAATAAAAGGAATGTTGTTAAGAGTTATGTACTCCACTGGTTGGATTTTTAAAGATTTATAATGTGTTCCAGAAATTTGGATGCTTAACGGGTTGTCTGTGTCTTTCATTCTGAGGCCTCCCAATAAGTGTCCGCCCAATCTCCTGAAGATTGAAATTTCCATTCGTAATCTTTTTTACAATCTGTGGTGTACGCAATATTTTTTTCTTTGTCTCTAAAGACCAAAGATCCGTCACCGTCCCAAAACCAATAAAGTTCTAAACCTCGTTGTTCTGAGTAGAAACTAGAAATACTATTCATTTCTTCTTTAGCATAAATGCCACAACAAAGAGTGGCAATTAATAAATCTGTGCATTTAGTTTCAACAAAATCATCAGTTACCTCAAAGCAGGAATAACACCCACAGTGTTCTTTAAAAGAAGTAGCTCGTAAAAATTCTCCGTATTTATTTGGATCTTCTTTTAGATACTTTTCAAAAATAGTAGCCTGATGCATTTTTAATCTTCCTCCAAAAGAGAGTAGTCAAGTTCGCCGTCAAACTCATTGTCGTGAAAATTCAATTCACTTCTAGATTCACTAAGGTACTCTTCTAGATCTTCTCCTATAGCGTCTGCTGCAACTTCTTTTGCAATATCTAGTCTATTAGAATCTAGGATTTCGTACATAGCGTCAGTTAAAATTTTGTTTAGTTCAGTCATTTGAACAAGCTTATTTTGAGTAGCATGAACAGTCATTGTTTTATATTTATTCCTTTATGTATAGGGGTATCGTGTTAAACGGGCTTCCCCAATTATGCTTGTAGCTGCAATGGGACGGACACCAAACTGAGTCTTCACTACAATCTTCCGGTCATGTATAAGTGACAACCCGTTTAACACAATTCTTTTTATTCTTTTAGTAGTATTATATCGTTTCTTAGCCTTCGCAAGCAGCACACGCTTTGTCCATGTACCTCTCTCTACGCATAGCTTGCGCAGCATTTAAACTATACTGGTAATACAGAGTTTTAACACCTGAGCGCCAAGCACGTATGTAAAGTTGATTAATTTCTTTTGTTGGCATGTTAGGATCAATCATAAGATTTAAACTTTGACTTTGATCTATGTAAGGTTGTCTAACTGCTGCTTGGTCAATAATCGTTTCAGGATTAATTTCAGCAAAAGTTTTAAACACTCCCTTTTCGAGAACTGTTAAGAAATCTAAATGTTGGACACTTCCATCTGCATTTTTTATGGATTCCCAAACTTCTAAGGTGTCGTAACCTTTCTCTTTTATTAAAGAGGTAAGAAAAGGGTTCTTTACAGTAGTTTTTATTTTAGCTAAATCTTTAATATAAAAGTTAGAAGCTTCGGGTTCAATCCCTTGTGACACTCCTCCTAAAATAAAAGAAGAAGACTTAGTAGGAGCAATAGCTAATAGTGTGGCATTCTTTTTACCTAATTCTTGAATCTCTACTTCATCTGCTAAGGCTTTACTAGCTTTTTCGGCTTCCTCTCGAATGTGTTTAATAATTTCAAGATTTAACTTAGACGCTTCTCTGGATTCAAAAGGTATCATCTTACTTTGAAGATAGCTATGCCATCCAAGAACTCCTAAGCCTAACGCTCGCCAATGCTCACAAAACTTTCTGGCTCTCGCTAGCATTTTAGCTGCTTCGGGTCTCTCTGTTTCCATACTTTCGATAGAAGTTATAAACTCTGTGCAAACAGTATCTAAGAAAATTGTTAAAATTTCTACAGCATCTGTTTCCTTCCATTCGTCATAATGAAGGAGGTTCATGCTCGAAAGCACACAAACAAAAGTTTCATTTTCACTAGAAGGAAGTGCTATTTCACTGCACATGTTTGACGCATAAATAGGGTGGGTTTTAAAGCATTCAGGCTTGTTGTTGTTCACCGTGTCTGTAAAAAATATGTAAGGATACCCTACTTCTCCACGAGCACGAATAACTTTTGCCCAACGCCTACGGTATTCCTCATTCCCTTCAATCATTTCAGACATAAACTTGTCTGTGACTGTTACACCGTGGGTCAAATTCTGTATAGGGTGGCCTTCACTACCGATCTCAACGAACTCGTCAAAATCATCATGCTCAATGGGTAAGTATGTAGAAAAGAATCCTCGTCTTACAGAACCTTGACTTACAACATTAGTAAGTTTGTCAAACAATTCCATAAAGTGTACCGAGCCTGAGCTTTTCCCTTTATCTTTTATAGTAGCGCCTCTAGGACGTAAGGCCCCAAAGTAACCACTTGTACCCCCACCAAACTTAGTGAGCATACCTACTTCAGCATGGGTCTTTAAGATAGATGACATATCATCACCTACGTAAGAACCGAAACAAGACACAGGAAGCCCTCTATCTGTTGCGTAGTTAGACCAGACGGGGGATGAAAGAGAGTAATAACCTTTAGCCATATACTTTTCAAACTTCGCACTGAAGCCTTCTATTCCACTGAGTTTTTCTGCGTGGTCAGATATTTGTTTAATGCGTTCTTCGGCTGTCTGCCCTTTTGACAGATACCCTCTTTCGAGAAACAGCCTTGACTCTTTATTTAGCCAATAATAAGGTTGGTTAGTCATACTTTTAAAATAAATCCTCGCTGGTAATAGACTGTGTTCTTTTAGTGTAATTAGTAGAGCGTTTTTGAAAGAAGTCATTCTGCTTTGTTACAGTTACTTCATCTTCAAACCACTGAACTTTTTCCATTTTTTCAGGATCTAGTTCAAATATAGGCTCAATACCAATTGCTACAAGACTTTGGTTCAGTCTATTCTTTATAAATTCTTCTGTTAATTCTCTAGGAGCAGCATCTAAGTCGCCCTCCTCATAAATCCAATCAAGGACTTTTTGCTCTGCTTTAAAAGCTTTAACCATTTTAGATTTAATATAATCTACTAATTCAGGAGTAAACCATTCAGGGTTTTCTTCTTTGATAATATTGATTACATCAAACCCAAAGTGGGCGTGTTGGTCTTCTTCTTTGCTTGTGGCTTCTACGGCATTAGACATTCCTTTAAGAATATTATCGAACTTATTGAACGACATAATAATAAAGAATTGACTGAATAAAGAAACATTCTCAATCAAGAGGGCAAAGAATATAATAGATTTAAAGTATTCTTTAGGATCATTAGCAAGTTTAGCTCTAGCATTAATCTTATCAATATAAGCTATTCTATTCCACATAGCAGGGATTTGATTAATTTTTTCAAACTCTTCATTTAGTCCTAGTTTTTCTAAAAGGTGGGCATATGCATCTTCATGTCTAACTTCGCTTTCAGCAAAGGTAGAACCCACCTTACAAATTTCTGGTTTAGGGATGTGGTCATGCATCTTTCCCCAAAAGGTTTTAACTGCATTTTCAACTTGGGAGATAGCAAGCATTGTTCGTTTTACTGCTTGTACCTCGTGGGCCTTCATGTTGACCTTCATATCTTGAATGTCAGGGTTATAGTTAAACTCTGTGTGTACCCAATACGATTCTCTTATAGCGTCAATATACCCTAGTAGATGGGGGTATTCGTAAGGCTTAATGTGGACTCTTGGGTCAAAGATGTTAGGGCCATTAGTAGGGGCTGGTAAGGGAGCTATGCTCATTCGTGTTAATATGTCCTTTTTGCATTCTTTTTCTTTATTCTTTTAACTGGTGCGGGTGCGAACTTTTAATTATACACTATAGTTAAAGATTTTGTGCAATCTTGTTAACGTTAAAGACAATATTACTACGAATTCCCCATAATTTACGATTACGAGAAGATAGTTCAGGCTCAACCCAAACACGAATTTCTGTGTACCCTCTTTTATGATAGTACTCTTGTAAGCGTTTAGCAAGTTCCCCTGCTGCTTCTCGATCTCCTACGTAATCTCTTTGTTTAAAATTATTATTATTATTTACTGGTAGTTCCGAAGCCTTTGAATCTGGCATTATCTCCTCGCAATATTTCTTTAAACATCTTAAAGGCTGAGTGCACCCCAACAGGCTCTAGCATTGCTAATTCACAACAGTCAATAAAATCTGGATTATTAAGATCCAGCCAATCAAGGACTTCGTATTGAATTTCTTCGTTAGGAGAGAAACTGTCAATCAAAGCTTTGTCTAAAACAGTACGATGTAACAGCAGTTCTCCTGCAATACTAGGGTGTGGTATCTCTGCTTTTCTAAAGAACCCTGTCTTAGCCAGACGGATTAGCGACAATCTTTTTGTCAGTTCTTTTTGAAGCTTTGGTGTCAGCTCTTTCGTGCTCATTATTCTTTTTGTTTTTTATTTTTTCTTCTTTTTTTATCGGGAACATTATTGATAAATTGATCCAACAACTCATCCCTTTTTTCAAACATACAAATCTCTATAGTCTCTTGCAACTCTTTACCGAGATGTTTAGCCAGCTCATTAAACTTAACAAGCTCTTGTGCTTCTATTTGATGTTCTATATCTGCGTAAACTTTAGCCATTGTTATTTCTTTGTATACAATACTTTATTTTCGGTTGAAAGTCAAGAATTATTTTTGTTTTTCAGAGTGTTTTAACAACTTCGTGAACTTTAGAATTTTCAATTGCTTCTTCTAATTCTCTTAGAATAGGGGCAATTCTTCCTGTTCGGCCCCAATAAAAAGGGTTTATTTTTACTTCTTCTATAAAATACTCTTTTCCTAAAATATCTAACTTTTTAACTATTCTTCTTTTGCCCGCCATTACTTACTCCCTTTTTAAAAACCAGTGTTCAGGGAACCTATCCCCTATGTGATATAGAAAACCATTCTTCTCACACCAATCACTGTAACGTTGTTTCTTTTTCTTTGTCATCCAGTTATCTGACATAAACCATAAACGTATGTCAAGATCTGGGTGTTGCTCTTTTACTAACTTCATCTTTGTGCGGTCAGCAGAGCTAAATAAACCTTTAGTCTCAACGTATACCTTACCTATTTTAAAGTCAGGGGTATACGTTCGTTTAATAATGTAGGGTATCCGATCTGGTTCGTACTTGAAATGCACTTTAGCCAACCTAAATAAGGCAGCTACAGACTTTTCAAATTTACTACGAAACCGCATTAATCGAAATACCCTACACTAAATAGTTACTACTTACTTACGTCTGTGGCGCGATTAGGCGGCAGATGCAAGAGAAGCGAGTTCATCACGAACTTCACTGTAACGCTCAGCAAGCTCAAAAGTTGAACCATTGTTAAGAGTAATGGTAGAACGATGATTTGCTTTACCTAGGCGATTGCTAGGAACAACAGAACTAATGTCTTCAAGAGCCACTGAGACAGGGCCTTTCTTCACAGTATCTGTTTTAGCGATTTTGTAAACACGAGTAAACTCAGTAATAGTTTTCGCGTTGTTGTCAAAGTTAAATGTAGGCATGGTTAATTATCTCCTTTTCCATACTATAGTAGGTTGAATGAGTAGAATGTTGGTTAAGTTATCTCCTCTACTCGGGGAGTTTCAACTACAGTAGTTAAGTATTTAGTACCGTTACTGTATTTGAATTTACGTAGGCCTGTACCACCATTGGCACTAGCCCAACATAAATCTTTAAAGGCGCAATACGTGCAGTTACTTGCCAGCTCCATATTTCCAGATTTACCTGAAGGCTTTTCTGGATAGCATTTGTTTTCTGGCGGTGTACTCTGTTCTAGCATTGCGCGTACATTTTTAATCCGAGTTGGGGGGTGGATCATATCGATTGGATCTACCTTTAACAAAGCAAGCTGCCCCGTCTCTTTATTCATTGCCAAGAATGCGCCATACGGAGACCCATCAGCAAAAACGTACGAACTTATTTGGGCGATATACCCAAAAGGATCATCAGTGTGTAATGTTCCTTTTTCAAATTTTTGGAAAGCAAATTTGGATGTTGACTTTACATCTAAGGTGATACCGTCAACAATACAGTCACGATGCCCTAAAACGCCGTCAATCTCTACTTCGCCTTGTTCGCCTTCCACCGTATGACCAGCCTCCTTAATAAAAAGGAGAACTAATTCTTCTATTATGTCCCCGTACATGAATTTAATCGTAGTACTAGGCTCAATTCTGCGTAACTCTTCATCCCCTTCTTTAGGTTTTGTAGTAAGTTCGTACCACAATTTCCTGTCAGGTGTCCCTAATTTAGAAACACGCAACGAAGGAGCGTCCCAGCTTTGTATCACTGCTAGACGATCTTTAACTACTTGGCCAATGTTCTCTTTAAAAGTAGTTAAATTCTCTTCGTTGACTGTGTGTTCCTTATCAAATAACCCGTATATGTCAGGGATAAGAGTATCAAGTTGTTTTTTACTCATCAAAGATGTCAGGATTTGTAACACCTTCTTCTTGCTGTCCCTCTACTTTAGCAACAGTTGTAGTGCCTTCGCTGTCGCTTTTAGCAGTAGTAAGGTAATCATTGATGTTGAAGCCATCTTCATTCATCTCAAGGTCTTGGTCTTTGCTTTGTTCGTAAGGCACAAGATCCTTAACTTGTAGTTTGAAGAAAGTTGTCCCTACACCACCACCATGATTGTCGTACCAGTAAGTAGCAAATTTAGCTAAAACTTTAGACCCATTGCCGATAGCAATAGTATCAGGGATTGGGTTTTGAAGGTTGTCAACAACTTCAGGCTTCACAGATTCAGGATCTTTGTCTTCTTTAATTTTTCTTTGAATCAAGACATGTTTACCCGGAATGTTTTCATTAGCTTCTAAAATACGAAGGCCAATTTCTTCAGCGCGGGCAAGGTTATCTTCATCAAGTAGTAATGAAACCCCAAAGTAGGGAAGGCCTTTCCATTTTTTATTTTCAGTAAGTTTTGTTGGTGACATATTCGGATTATGCACAAACGTATAGTAAGCTGTTCCTTCTAGGACGCGGTTAAAGCGCTCATTTTCAGGAATAGCGTTAAATTTCTGTTCATTCATGTTTTTAGTATTTCCTTTTATCTTTTCTCGTATTCTTTATATTCAATGACAGTAAAATGATAGTAACACAGTTCGGTGCTAGTGTCAATAAATATATCAGTACAGATAAAAGTATTTTTTTTTCGTTACCCACGGCCCCCCATAAGGGCTTCTCTTGTAGTCTCCAGCCATATCGTGTTGTTGTCGGTAACTGCAGTAGCGCTAGTAAGGGTTTCCGCGTATCCACGTCTTGTGGGTTGATTTTCTAAATTAGCACCTTGTTGTTGTGCTCTAACAGGCTCAGGATACGGATTAAGGGGGTGTTGTTGCGGAATAGTTTGTGTTGGTAATTCTTCTATGCGAGGCCCATAAGGGTTAATTCGCATTCGCCGTATAGGTTCAACCATATCTTCTACTCCGCCATCACGAGGCATCAAGTCATTGTCAGTAAGTAAAACTCCAGTAAGTCTTATATGTCTATCGTTAAGAATAGATAAAGCATCTCCTCCAGTACTAGCGTAGGTCACTTCGTTTTTTATTTGTTCGTCTGTAAGCTCTTCATTAATTTTGACAATGTGCCTTAAAAGAGATGTGAGAGTTTGTTTTTGAACTTTAAAACCTTCTTCAGCAAATCTAAAGTACCTGAATAGAACATTCACAGGGGTTTCTCGGTAATTCAAAATTCTTCCTAGTTTATTGAAAGTATCCATATCAAATCGAAAACTCCCATCTTGCACACTATAGTAATGAGCATTGAAAGAAAAGTCAAATTTTTCAAGTAGCTCTACAGGTTGCCCAGCAGTGAGTGTCACAAAACTTAAGTAAGGTTGTTTAGCTTTAAATTTGTAAATAAAGGTGTCGTTACTGGTTATATTTTCAGTATTAAAAATGGATTTAGGAGCAAGGAATTTATTTTTAAACTCAGCAACTGTCTTTTCAGATCTAAAGAAAATATCAATATCATTTATTGGAGTATCTGTAAAAGTGCTTCTGAATATCCCCCCCGCAAAATAAGTATTTTTTAGAATAAAGCATGATCGTGACTGGGAAAC